GAGGTGGCTATCCTTTTCCTAGACAAGACTTAGCAGAAATACATAGACAATTACTTAACGAAGGTGCATTAGGTATAGGTTGGGTAATTCTTTTTCCACAATCAGATAGATTTGGTGGAGATGAAATATTTGGACAAATGTTAAGTTATGCTCCTAGTGTATTAGCAATGCCTGAGTTTGATAATGGAGACTATCCGAAAACACATGGTACTGTTATACTTGGACCAGAAATAAACTTACCTAAAGCTAAAGGATTTTTACAGAACATAGAAGAACTTCAAAGAAATACGACTCAAGGTTCTGTATCTGCACCGGTAGATGTTGATAACCTTGTAAGAAGATTACCATTACTACAACAAACTCCAGATGGTTGGGTCGCTGCATTTGGAACTGAAGTATTAAAAACTTTAGTAGATGCTAAAACTTATCAGATAAAAACAAACGAGAATGGTATTAATCCAATAAGTACAGATAGTCTTGGTCGTAAATGGATTTCATGGGTAGATACACCTCAAACTACATTAAAAGAAATGAATGTAACAAACAAGTTTGTATTCGTAGGTGTTACTGCAGAGGGTGTTATGCCTACTTTAGCAACACCAAATGGGCTATTAGAGCCACACAAGATACAGGCTGCCCTTGCAGAAAGTATTTTGATTGACTCTCCTTTCATACCTGACTATAGATTGTTTGTAGAACTACTTATATTAACTATATCTGGACTTCTTATTGCATTTATTATAAGTTACTTTGGTATAACATGGGGTGTAATATTAGCAGGAGCTTCAATAGCTTCTGTTGGTTCACTCGGATATTACTTTATATCTATTGGATATTTAATAGATGTCACATGGAGTATGACATGTATGACACTTTTATCCTTACAACAATTTTATTTAAACTTTAGAACACAATTTAAATTAAGACAACAAATTAAAAAACAATTTGAACATTACCTTGACCCAAGACAAGTTAAACAACTACAAGATAATCCAGAGTCTTTAAAACTTGGTGGCGAAAAAAGATATTGTACTTTTCTTTTTACAGATGTTAGAGGATTTACTTCTTTATCAGAAAGATTAGAACCAGAAGAAGTTACAGAGATTATGAATAAGACTTTAACTATACAAGCTAATGCAGTAAAACAATATGGTGGTATGGTGGATAAATATATTGGAGATGCGATGATGGCTATCTTTAATGCACCTGTAGATTTAAAAGACCATGAAGAAAAAGCAATGATGGCTGCTCAAAAAATTATGTTAGATATGAGACAAGCAAACTTAGGTATTGAAATAGGAATAGGAATCAATACAGGAGAAGCAGTTGTTGGTAATATGGGGAGTGATACTAGGTTTGATTATACTGCAATAGGTGATGCAGTAAATTTAGCAGCAAGATTAGAGAGTTCAACTAAAGAAGTTGGTCAAGATTTAGTGATTGGATATAACACAATTAAGAATAGTAACCTGTATGTAGACAAATTAAAGGACATTTATGTAAAAGGTAAAGAAAAACCTATAAAAATTTACACAATTCCCGAAAATCTTCTGTCGTCAACATAGAAGCTCTGTATTAAAAAGTTGTTTAATCTGAAGCAAACATATTAACTACTATCAAAGAATGCAATACAGAGCATCTGGTGATGTCGATTTTCTCTAACTGCCTTGTTTTATAGTGATTGTTGAAGAACTTCCACCATTTACTATAATTTGTGTACTTTTTCCGTTTTGTACTAGGATAACAGTATAAGAACCACTTTTATCTAAATCTAATCTGACTGTATCTTCTAATGATTTTAAGAATGTTATGATATTATCTGTAGCAAAAGTATTAACTTGGGTGTTAGAATCAAATCCCATACTCGTACCTTTTAAATCTAAGTCAGCTTGTAGTATAGTTTCTGTTTGGTCTAACTCATTTACATCTTGTATTATATCTAACAAGTCTTCAAGAAAGTTTACATCTAAATAATTTATATCTAATTCAGTAAACTCTAATTCATCTTCTGCAAGATAGTCTACATCTAAATCATCAAAATCAAGGAAGTTAACATCAAGCACACTAGAAACGCTAGTTCCATTTTCTCCTTGTACATTTATTTTCTCCTTTGGTGGATTAACAATTAACATATTATCAATTAACTCTAAAGTTAAATCTAATATAACTGGTTTGGTAGGTTCTGTTTCAAACATAGAAACTGTAGTAGCTTGATAGGGTTTGTTAAGAATAACTTCTCCTACAGCAGTTGCTACTAATATTTCTCCACTAGGAGTACCATCGGCTTTAGGTAATAATATAATTAAGGATTCTCCAATCTCATTTACAGTAATAGTAAAATCAGTCCCACGAATAGAAACATTCGCACTTGGAGTAGAGATAGCTATGTTCTCTTTGTTTATATTATTTAGTTTACCAGTAATAAACCTTGCAGTTCCACCAGCAAACTGTAGAGCCATCTTAGATTTAGATGGGTCAGGGTCATAGATAAATTCATCTATAAGTAATTGAGAATGTTCAGTCAGTCTTACTTGACTGTCATTAACAAATGTTATGCCTATCCTTCCGTTAGAAGTTTCAACATTATCAAAACTTTCAATATCAAAAGATAAGGCAGCATCATAAGGTATGTCCCTTACAATTCTGCCTGTACCTTTTAATTCAGTTACGCTTCCAATACTAGCATCCGACTGCTGTGCCACCATCGTTTTGGATAACACAGATAGTACCAGAATTACCAGTAGAAAGTATTTTGAGCCAATCATTATCTAATGTACTAAGTTGTTGTATATTAAAAGTCCTAGAGTTACCGGTTTGGTCTAAGTAAAAATAACCACCAGCATAGCCACTACCTGTAAAGTTTACTGTATTGCTATCTCCGTCAACATCAACATAAGAAGTACCACCATCATAATTAATATCAAAGTCAAATGTGTTACTACTACCATTAATAATCCAATCTAAATCTGTATTACTAGCCATAGCACTTGTACCTACATCTAATGTAAAAGTATTACTACTACCTGTAGTATCTACATTAAAGTTTGAATTATCAATACCATAAGTGTTAGTTGGGTCTGCTTGTATAGTAAATAAATTACTGTCTCCATCAAATTCAAAGAAGCCTGTAATGTCATCTCCTAATATATCTCCAAGAAATTTATTACTGTCTCCGATTTGATTAATGTCTAAAGTTAAATTTAGTCCATCTAAATCTAAAGCAGTTAAAGTTCCTGCAACAGAATTTAATCCACCCATTATATTTCCAGAACCAAGTTGTTCTAAATCTATATTAGCAGTAGCACCTGATTGGTCAATGTATATTTCGTTATCAGCCCCGTATATCGATGCACTCATCAGCATCACAAGGCTCATCAATTTTAATTGTTTCATATTCCCAATACCCTCTTTCTATTCCTATTTCTATTAAGTTAAATACTCCAGATTCTACTGCCTTTTGCAAAGCTATAGAACCCACCTCATTCTCAGCAATCCCTCCTTCTATCTCTACAAGTTCTGTGCCTTGTTCAATAAAACGAAAGATGTCCTGAGAAATACTTGTTGATAAAATATTTTTAGAAACTGTAGTCTCTATTAATATTTCACCAGTAGATACAGAAACTAATCGTAATGATATAGTTACTACATCTTCTCGGTATTGTTTACTATTACCTATTCCTAAGTATCTAGCACCAATACCACCAGATTGAATGTTTGTGTCATAACTAATGACTCCACCTTGTATTATAAGACCAGCAAATAATAAAGGTTGAAGCTTTAATTCTTCTTCAAAGTTCTCTCTAGTTGACCGGATAAGTTGTCTTTCTTTTGTAAGATTATCTAATCCTACTCTTTCAACAACTCTAAAAAATTTACCATCAGCAGCATGTTTTAAAGCTCTTATAAGTAAAGCTTCTGGAGCTTGTGTAACTGCTGTACTAAATAAAGCAAAGCTACTATTACTTTTTCTTTGTCCTGTTAAGTCTTGAAAGCTATCTCTATATACTGCTATAACTGGTCTATTTTTTGCAGGGGGTAAATTCGCTAAATCATTTGATTGCAAATTTAAAATATTAGCAGGTTCTATATTTCTTGTTAGAGCTAAATCTGTATTATGATTTATTACTGCACAACTAGAAAGTAAAGTTGCCAATAGGAAGCTGTATAGTAGTTTGGTCGCCATTACTGTCTGTTATTACTAAAGTTATTATTCCATCTTCAACACTATATGTAATAGTATTGCCCTCTAAAGTTAGTGTTCCACTTTCACTTGGAGTTTCACCAAATAAATTTTCTACTAACTGTCTTGATAATTGTGCATAAATTCTAGACTCTAAGTTTCTTATAAATCTTGCTAATGTTGTGTTCTCTTTGTCTCGTTCAATCTGTTCTTGTATAGCTTTGAGTTCTTCTTTGATACTCATCTTCCTACTAAACTCTTGATTTTCTATAGTAAGATAATGTGCTGAAGTACCAACACCACTAAAGCTAGGATTTTTAAATTGATGTACCATTTCATCTGCAAACAAATTACTAATTCCTAAAAAAGATAAAAACATTAATCCAAACATTGTTATCTGTACTAT